AAGTGCTGGTGGCCGTCGCTGCCGCCCGGGCTGGTCTCGCAACGTCTGGCGGCCGAGCGGGACCGGTGTGCCTCGATCCTCGCTCGGGCGATGCCGCCCGAACGGGTCAGCCGTGAGATCATTGCCGCGCCGGCGCGCCTGTACTCGATCGCCGAGACGCCGCGCGAGACCGTGCTGACCGAGAACGGTCCGCGAGTGCAGCGCTCGGCCGGACCGGGCCGAGACCGCGTGCGGGTTGGTGATGCCTTCGACGTGATGGAGGAGCAGGCGCGACGTGCGCACGCCAAGCGCACGAAAGGTCTGGAGCGGGAAGGCAAGCCGATCTTTCCGTTCCAGCCGCCGTTCTCCGTCGGTCAGGTCGAGATCGGACGCGAGTACGCGGCGCTGGTCGAGCGTTGCGATGGAGCCGGGGTGAAGTGCTCGTCGCTCGAGACGATCGGTGGTGGGTCGGGCGATCCCGATGCGCGCGAGGCAGCGATCTTCCATGACTTCCAGCGCCTGCGAGTGTTGCGGCGGCGAATAGGCGATGGGCTGGCACGGGAGATCAGGCGCCATCGGCCAGGCGAGCGGCGTTCGGCCATCCGCGTCCGTGCGCTCGTGGATGATGTGTGCCTGAGCGGGCTGACGCTCGACCAGGTGTTCGCGCGGTATGGATGGGCAAACGTGAACATGAACATGCGTGCCGACCTGCGGAGCGCCCTATGTGGTGCGCTCGACAGGATGCGGGGCTTCGGGTTGGTGCAGCCCCTACATGCGGCTTGACAGCTAATACCGCCGCTGGCAGACACTATGTCATCATCACGAAATGCGCCCGGAGCGGAGACCCCGCTGCCGGGCGTTTTCATTCGGCGGTCAAGCGCACTGGACTGTGTAGTAGATCTCGGTTCCATCAGCGATGACGCCAGGGACCCGGATAAGTCGACGCTCCAGTATTGAATATCCATCGGCGCATACCCCGTTGGCGGTAAGACGCTTTTCGAGTTGGCCAATCCGTGCGGCTTCAGCGCGCTGGTCATCTTCCGGATAGAATGGGTCGGCGACCGTTTTGAAGCGGAATTGGTTTGGATTCGCGGTCGGTTCGAAGGTCGAAACCGTTCCGAGGTTGTAGTCGTCGCAGCCGGCCAGTGTAGCCAAGAGCAGGCCGGCGATCGCAATTCGAAATGTCATTGGTGCTCCAGATGGTTGTGCGCCGATGACCATGGCTGGCGCCGGGGTGGTCTGGCAAGGGCGGCGGGCTCTGGGGGTGCCCCCGGGGGGTCGCGGGTCCTTCCTGGATTCGGCACGTATACGGGGCGGCTGAGCGCATGGTTTTCGACATGGTAAACCAGTTTGGAAGCCTAAACCTTTCGGGGGTTTAGGTGGTTGAGCGTGGTTGAACGCGACCGCGCCGGAAAAGGGGAAAGGAGCGTGGCGCGGCCTGCGCCGGAAAGGACGGGATGTCGCAACAGCTGAACGCGAAAGGCCTGGCCGATGCCCTCGGCTACTCGAAGGGCCGGATCAGCCAGCTCGTGCGCGACGGCCGCCTCGACGGATGCTACCGCGGCGAGGGGCGGGCCCGGCGCTTCGACCTGGGCAAGGTGAAGGACGTGCTCGGGATGAAGCTCGATCCCGGCCAGATGCTCGGCAACGGCGCGAAGACCCGCGAGCGGCTGCAGGAGCTGCCCGACGATGCGGAGGAGGCGCTGAACGAGGCTCCCGCGCCCCGCGGCGCCGGCGCGACCGTCCTCACGGCCAAGGACCCGACACGCTACGAGCTGGCGCGGACGCAGGAGCTCGAGGAGAAGGCCCGGGCCGCGCGGCGGCGCAACGAGGCCGAGGAAGGCAACTGGGTGCTGGCGAGCGAGGTCGCGAACGAGACCGCGCGGCAGATGGCCATGGAGATCGCGGCGATCGAGAGCTCGGTGCTGCGCGCGGGCGCACGGCGGCTGGCCGACGAACTGGACGTCGACTTCCTCAAGGCGCGCTCGATCCTGACGCAGGTCTGGCGCGAGTACCGCGGGCAACGCTCGGAGCAGAAGGCGGCGGAGGCCGAGGCGGCGCAGCTCTCCGGGGCCGAGGACGAGGTGGACTTCTAGAAATGGGTTTCCTGGCTCCGGCCGAGGCGGTGGTCGCGCGGGCCATCGCCCAGGCCATTGCGCCGCCACCTCCGCCGGACATCACGCGGTGGTGCGAGGAGAACATCGTCTTCGACGCGCGCTCGCCGATTCCGGGCCCGTTCGACAGCTCGCGGTTCGCCTTCCTGCGCGAGATCCACGAGGTGCTCTCGCCCGAGCATGCCTCAAGGGAGGTGACGCTGCGGGGCTCTGCGCAGTGGGGCAAGACGGTGTCGGTGATCCAGCCGACGCTGGCGGAGTGGCACGAGTACACGCCGCTCGACTCGCTGATCGTGCACCCGACCGGGAGCGCCGCCAGCGAGTGGGTGAACAACAAGTGGATGCCCATGCGCCGCCAGGCGCCGGGGCTGATCCGGGTCTTCGGCTCCGGCCGCGGGGAGAACCGCGACAACACGTTCAACCAGGAGACCCTCGACCGGAACGGCTCGATCAAGGTCGCCTCGGCCGGCTCGCCGGCGGACCTGACCGGCACGAGCCGGCGGCTGGTCATCATGGACGACGTGTCGAAGTTCGAGCCCTCGGAGAAGGGCGACCCGGAGAAGCTCGCCGAAAGCCGTGCATCGGGCTACGAGGACGCGAAGATCCTCCGGGTCTCGACGGCCATGATCAAGGGGACCTGCCGGATCACGCTCGCTTACGAGCGGTCCGACCAGCGGCTCTACCACGTGCCGTGCCCGCATTGCGGCCACGAGCAGCCGCTGACCTGGGAGAACTTCCGGCGCAACCTCGACCCCGAGCGGCTGCACGCGGCGCACTTCACCTGCGACAGCTGCCAGGACGCCATCCGGCACGGGGACAAGGAACGCATCGTCCGGCTCGGGCGATGGGTGCGGCACAACCCGAATGGCGGCCACCCGGGCTTCCACCTGTGGCGGGCCTACGCGCCGCAGCGGGACTGGGGTTCGATCGCGGCCGAGTACGCGCAGGTGATGGGCTGGTCCCGGATCGATGCGCCGAGCGCCAGCCTCGACGACGCCACCTCGATCGAGGTGGGCTCGGCACCGCGGAAGGGCAAGGCAACGGCGCCGGTGGTGAGCGCGGCGATCGAGCAGGTGTTCTGGAACGACGTCCTGGGGCTGCCCTACGAGCAGGCCACCGACGCCCCGGACTGGGAGCAGCTGCGCGACCGGACGGAGAACGCCGAGCCGGGCGAGGTCCTCGAGCGCGGGGTGCTGCCGGCGACGGGCTTCATCTTCGCGGCGGGGGTGGACTGCCAGGACGACCGGATGGAGGCGCAGCTGGTCGCCTTCGGTCCGAACCGCCGCCGCTGGGTGATCGACTACAAGGTGATCGCCCATCACATCGGCGACGAGGAAGGGCGCGCGCAGCTCAACGCGCTTCTCAAGCAGAAATGGCGCACCGAGTTCGGGCTCAGCTTCGCGCTCGACATCCTGGCGATCGACGGCGGGGCCTATACCGACGACGTCTGGAGCTGGGCGAAGACGCATCCGTGGTCGCGGGTGATCATCGTCAAGGGCAGCTCGGCGCAGAACGGCCCATTGATGGTGCCGCAGAAGTTCGAGCGCCGGAAGGACGGCAAGGCGAAGCGGGCGCAGAAGCGCGCGTTCAACCTCAACGTCTCGTCGCTCAAGGCCGGTCTCTACGGCCACCTCGACAAGGAGGTGCCGGAGGAGCGGGGCTTCACGCAGTTCGCCCGGGACCTCGGCGACGAGTACTACCGGATGCTCACGGCGGAGACGCGGGTGCTGCGGCGCAACAAGGTCGGCGTGATGACCAGTACCTGGGTGCTGGTCGAGCCGACGCGCCGGAACGAGGCGCTCGACACGATGAACTACGCCGAGGCCGGGGCGCTGCGCAAAGGTTGGGCCTCGATGACCGACGACCAGTGGGATGCGCTGGCCGTCGAGCGGGGCGGCGCGCCCGAGGTGCCTCAAGGCGATCTCTTCGACGCCGAGCTGGCGCTCGCCGCGGCGGCGTCGCCCGCCATTCCGAAACCCAAGCCCGCGGACGATCCCGGGGCGAGACTGCTGAAGGTGCTGAACCGCAATGACGACTGATGCCGCCACGCTCGAGACGCGCCTGACGGAGGCCGAGGACGCGCTGCACCGGCTGCTGGTCGGGACCACGGTGACCGTGGTCGGATACGACGGCCACCGGACCGAGTTCGCGCCGTCGGACGAGACCCGGCTGCGGCGCTACATCGCCTCGCTGAAGCGCCAGCTCGGACGCGGGTCCGGCCGGCCCGGGTCGCGCCCGGTGGTGTTCTAATGGCGCGCTCGCTGACCGAGGTGCCGATCGTCTCGCGCCGGGCGCGGGCGGGCGGCTTGCGCGACGCAGGCATCAACGCCTCGTCGCCCTACGCGGCGGCCGACACCGCGATCGACACGCTGTCGGGCTACCTGCCCGAGAACCGATCGCCCGACGCGGAGATCCTGCCCGGGCGCAACCGGGTCACGGCCCGGGCGCGGGACCTGGTGCGCAACAACGGCTGGGCCGCGGGCGGCGTCGCGAAGGAAGTCGACAGCGTCATCGGGTCGAACTTCCGGCCGCTCCTGAAGCCGGACTGGCGGGCGCTCGGGCTCAGCGCGGAGTGGTCGCGGGAGTTCAAGGAACAGGTCGAGGCGCGCTGGCGCTCCTACGCGGACGACCCGCGGCTCTTCGCGGACACGACCCGGGCGCAGACGGTCTCGCAGATGTTCGGCACCGCCTACCGGACGTATCTCATCGAGGGCGAGGCGATCGGGGTGCTGAACTGGCGGCGCTTTCGGCCGACGAAGACCTGCCTGCGGCTCGTGGACCCCGACCTCCTGTCCAACCCGAACGGCGCGGCGGACGAGGCGCGGCTCCGGGGCGGCATCGAGATCAGCCGGGACGGGGTGGCGCGGGCGTTCCACTTCCGCCAGGCGCACCCGCACCAGGGCTACTTCGACGCCGCCGACGCGTTCCGCTGGAAGCGGATCGCGCGGGAGGGGCGAAACGGGCGTCCGCAGGTGATCCACTTCTTCGACAAGGTCCGTGACGGGCAGACGCGCGGGATCAGCCGGCTCGCGCCGATCGTCGAGAAGCTGAAGATGGAGGACCACTACGCGAGGGTCGAGCTGCAGGCGGCGGTGATCAACGCGGTGCTCGCGGCCTTCATCAAGTCGCCCATGGGGCCCGAGGTCATCGACGAGATGTTCTCCGAGGGCGGGGGCGAGGGCTTCCTGAAGTACCAGGGCGCACGGGGCCAGTTCTACGGGCAATCGAGCGGCATCCGCGTCGGCGGCGCCCGGGTCTCGACGCTCTACCCGGGCGACGAGATCGGCATGGTCAACACCGCCCGCCCGGCGGCGCAGTTCGCCGACTTCGAGTCCGCGGTCCTGCGCAACGTCGCCTCGGGTCTCGGGATCAGCTACGAGCAGCTCGCCTCGGACTGGTCGAAGACGAACTACTCGAGCGCGCGGGCCGCGATGATCGAGATCTGGCGCGGGTGGACGGCGCGGCGCGCGTCCTTCGCCCAGGGCTTCTGCCAGCCGTTCTTCATGGCCTGGCTCGAGGAGCAGGTGCTGGACGGCCACATCACGCTGCCCGCCGGCGCGCCGGACTTCTACGAGCACTGGCCGGCCTACGCGCGGACGAAGTGGATCGGGCCGGGCAAGGGCTTCGTCGACCCGGTCAAGGAGGCGCAGGCCTCGGCGATGCGCGTGGCGCTGGGGCTCTCGACCCTCGAGGAAGAGGCAGCCGAGCTGACCGGCACGGACTACGCCGACAACATGGAGCAGATCCGCTCCGAGATGGAGGCGATGCCCGAGGGCACGCTGCATCCCATGCAGGAGAGCTTCGCGAAGCTCCTGGGGAACACCGGCGGCGCGGCGCTCGACGACGCCCGCCGCACCACATCCGAGGACTGACAAGATGCGACATCCGCAGATCGCGGCGCGTGTGTTCCACACGCC